AAAGAATTTGAAAAAGATATAAAAGTAAATGCTAGGGTTATTTCTGATTATAGGCAAGCAGAATTAGAGGAACAACTTGTAAATAATGAATTAAGCAGAAATGCTTTAGAAATTCAAAAAGAACGTTTGGAGATTGAGAAATCTAAGACTAACACAGATAAGATTGACAACAAAATAGAAATTGAGCTGATAGACGTATGAGAATAAAGACTAAAATAAATAAACATTTCAAAGATTTAATAAAAGATAACGAAAATCATATATATTTTATGCTTGGTGGATACGGAAGCGGAAAATCTTATGTTGCAGCCTTTAAATTGATAATAAAATCAGCAACAGAAAAAAGAAAAATCTTAGTAGTAAGACAAGTAAAAGAAAATTTGAGAGGGAGTTGTTTTGCTGATTTGACAAGTGCCATTGAAACGTTAGGATTGGAACAATATTTTTATATAACTACAAGTCCACTTAGTATTAAATGTATTGCTACTGGAAGCGAGTTTATTTTTAGAGGATTAGATGATGTAAGAAAAATTAAATCAATTAAAGACATCGACACTATTTGGATTGAAGAATGCGATGAAATTGATTTTAAATCATTCAAAGAGTTGAAAAGTAGATTAAGAAGTATCAAAAATCGGAACATTATGATTTTAACCACAAATCCAAACGAATATGGCGTATGGACTTATAAATATTTGGTTGGACTATTAAATAAATTTAATATGCAAGAAAATGATATTTATGAGAAAAGGATAATAAAGTTAAAAGATGTAACACAATTGAAAAACGGAAGTATATTTACAGAAAACATATATTTACATCATTCGGTATATACAGATAATAAATTTTTGCCTGACAATTTTATAGCAGACTTAGAAACAGAAACAGATGACTATTTAAGAGCAATAAAGACATTAGGGAGATTTGGAAGTGCTGGAGATACATTATTTAGAAATTTACATCATATAGAGCAAAGCAGGATAGAAATATTAATTGAAGGTAAATGGAATAGATTTGCTGGATTCGATTTTGGTTTCAGCAATTCCTATAACGCAATAGTAAGAGTTGTGATAGATGAGGAATTGAACGATTTGTATATCTATGATGAATTTTACGATAATCATTTAACCGATGTAGAAATGTTGGAAACTGAAATGATACAGAAATTAATAAATGACGGAGAAGTTGTTTATGCAGATAGTGCTGAGCCAAAGGCAATTGCTTTTTACAATATGAATAATCTAATGATTAATCCAGTCAAAAAAACGAGCGACATAAGCAAGGCTGGAGTTAAAAAGATACAATCATTTAGAAATATATTTATTGATAAAAATGTATGCTCTAACACATATAGAGAGTTGACGGAAATGAAGTGGTTTTTCAATAAAGATGGACTAATAGCAAAAAATCCGAAAACACAAAAACCATTTAACATTGACCCACACAGTTTTGACGCTATCAAATACGCTTTGAGTGACTATACACCATATATATTAAATAAACATTATTACAAAGAGGAGGTGGATAATGAGACTTAACATTTTTTCAAAAGGATTTTGGAGTACCAGGTCGCCAGTTACGTTATCTGAATTTATAAATAATTATTCTCTCGGAGAGGAAGATCCTGAAAAGTTTTTGAGCCAGTTGTATAAAAATCCATTTACAAGTTCGGCTATTACAAGAATAAATGAAGCAATAAACAACTTAAAGTGGGGAACATATAAAAAAGGATATAGCGATAATGTGAAAGATGTAAAAAGCAGTTATGTGTTAAATACATTACAAAATCCTAATTCTTTGCTTAATACAGACCAGTTTATTAATTATTTTGCTTTGTATTATATTCTGTTTGGGGAACTGCTTGTAATGAGAGTTGATTTATTCACAAAAGCTGAATTGATTTTATTTAAAAAAGGCTCTTATCATATTGAATACGATAATCAGAATGTGTTGAATGGTATCAAATCAATAAGAATTAACAACAAGGAATACAAGGGCGAAGATTTAAAGATGTTTCACTATATCAAAGGTGTAAATGTTTATGATAATATCGCCGGAGCAGGACACGGAATAAGCAAAGTGCAATCTTTAACCGCTTTACACAATTACTGGTGTTACATAATGCAATGGAACAACAGCATATTAAAGAATGGCGGTAAGAGAAATCTTATAATCGTTGTTAAAAGGTTCCTGAACGCTTTTAAGAAAAAGGAAATTAAGAACGAAATAGAGCAGAATAGCGGTTCTAGGAATGTAGGGAAAGCACTTATCCTAGATGGAGAGGGTGCAGAAATAAAAGAGGCAGACTTTTCACCACAGGACTTTGATTTTTTAAATGCTATGGACGAAATAAGGAACACAACTGCTGCTGTAATGAATGTGCCGAGTATCTTAATTGGGGATAGGACAAACAGCAAGTTTAGCAATTATAAAGAAGCCAAAAAAGATTTATATACAGAGAATATATTGCCATTAGTTGAGCAAATAGCCGAATATCTCAACAACATAATGAAGGACAAGTTAGAAAGTAATGAATACATAGATTTTGACACAAGCACAATTGGAGTACTTAAAGAAGACAGAAAAGAGAAAATGGCAATGCTTAATAATCTTAGTTATTTAACGATAAATGAAAAGAGGGCAGAGCTTGAATATCCACCTGTTGAGAATGGAGATGATATTTTGATAAGTACATCAATGACACCGCTCAAAGAAATATATGAAGATGTAAAACCAGTTGAGGAGGAAGACGATGGCGAAGAAGAAGCAGAAAACAAAGAAAGTTAAGCTGACTAACTCACAAAAAAAGATACTGGCAAAAAGGCAGTTGAAAATGCGAAACAGGTTGATATTAAAGCAATTTAATAGATTAAGATTAGTATTCAAACAGCTACGTGGAGAAATTGATGTAAACGAACAAATGTTTTTGAGCGAGTTTGCTTGGGAAACATTCAGCAGTCAATTATTCAAGGAATTGAAAAAAGGGATACTTGAAACAGTAAGCGAAACATCTAATTTTTTAATTACGCATCGTGGCATTGATAAAAAATTAATTCCAGCAGTTAAGAACAAAACATTAAAAGCATTAAGTAAAAAGGTAATTGCTGAAAAGGTAACAAATATCACTAAAACTACGAAAGACATTTTAAATAAAATCATAGTTCGTGGTCAGGAAAGCGGAACAAACATAAGGGATATTGCAAAAGAAATAACTCAAAAAGTAAAAGGTATGGAAAAGAAAAGAGCAATGATTATTGCAAGAACTGAAACGGCAACAACCTCGACAACTACATATCATAATGGGTTAGAACAAGCTGGATTAGAAAAAACTTGGTGGCACGTTGGTGGTGGAAAAACTGACAGGGAAAGCCATTTGAAATGCGATAAGGAAACTATCCCAGCAAATGAAACTTTTAGTTGTGGACTTAAACATCCACATCAGTTGGGAGCACCAGCGAGCGAGATTATAAATTGTCATTGCGAATTAATATAGGAGGTGTAAAGTGGAAGAATTTAATAAAAGTGTCAAAATGGTATTGAAACAAGATACTGAAGAAAAAGGAATAATTGAAGGGCAGTTGGTAACACATAGTGTTATTGATAGCTACGGTGATTATTTTGATAAAACAGCACTTGATAAAGTGGATAAGGACAAAACTTATTTCTTGTTGCATATGCACGATTGGAGTAGGGAAATAGGGACTTTGAAAGTTTATCAAGATGAAGCTGGAAATCTTAAGTTCTCAGCTAAACTTGATTTGTCAACAGACGAAAATGGTAATGCTTTGAATTTGGACGCTCAAAAAGTTTATTCGATGATGAAAAATAATGGAGCGAACTACGAAATGTCTGTTGGTGGTTTTTTAAAACAAAGAGAGTTTGGGAAAGTGCAAACAGATAAAGGCGAAGTAAACGCTAGAATAATTAAAGAATTTGAAGTTCTTGAGGGTAGTGTGGTTTTAAAAGGTGCAGTTCCTGGAGCGACTGTGCAAACAGTAAAAGGTAATAACAATATAAATAAAAATAATAAAGGAGATGATGATATGCCAAAAAATATTGAAGATATAGAAAAAGGAATAGACAAAAACGCAAAAGACATTGAAAAAGCAGGGCAAAAACTAACAGAATTAGAAGAAAAGGCAGCTAAAATTAATAATTTGGAAGAAAAACTTAACAAATCTAATGAAGAAGTAGAAAAAATGGCAGGAGCATTAGACGAACTTATGAAAAAAGGAGTCCCAAATCCTGAAACAGAAGAAAAGAAAGCAAGAAATGCTTTTGAGAAATATCTAAGAACGGGAGATAAAAGTATTGAGGGATTGGAAAAAGCCGCAATAGGTACAGGACAGGCAACTGTATTGATACCGACAATCTTGTCACACGAGATTTTGAAAGAAACAAAAGAGACGTCTAATTTCTTATTAAAAGGTAAATTCTATACAGGAAACGCTGATATTATAAGAATTCCGGTAAGAAACGAAATCACAGGTGCTAACCAAATCGTAAAAGAAGGTGCAGGGAATACTCAAGACGGAACATTAGGATATACAAAAATTGAGTTAAGAGCAGGATATAGACAAGTAAGATATCCAATTACAGATGAATTAGTTCAGGACAGCGCTTTCGATATGATAGGAGAAATCAAAGAGGCAATTTCAGAAGAGTTTGGACAAACATTATCAGCTTTAACAGTATCAGGAGCTTATAATGAAACAACTGAACAATTTATTGAGGGATTTTTAACAAATACTAATGTAACATCTGGAGCAATTACTTCGGGAACTGTTAAAAAAGTAACTGCTGATGATTTAATTAAACTTGAAACAGGAATGAAATCAAGCTACAGAAATGGGTCAGCTTACTATGTTTCGCCAGCATTATACGAAGAAATGAAATTATGGAAAGATGCAGATGGTAGATACTTGTGGGCAAATATCCTTGAAGGTGCAACAATGAGATTTAACGGATACCCTGTGTATGTCGAAGAATTTTTGGAAGGTATTGACACAGGTAAATATCCAGCTGTATTCTGCGATTTTGGAAAAGGTTACGCTTACTATATGAAGAAAGACTTTGAACAAGAGTTGGATAGGAAACCAAATGAAAGAATCACAGAATATTACACAAGAATAAGAATCGGCGGAAAAGTATTAAGACCAAAAGCATTCTCAGTTTTAAAAGTAAAATAGAGGTGGTTTAAATGCTGATAACAGTAAATGACTATGAAAAAATAACGGGGACAACCTTAGCCGATGATGAAAAAGCTAGG